CTTACGCGCTCGGTTGTATGTACTTACTTGCTTTGTATGTATGGTAGGGGTTTATGTATGTAGGAGGGAAGAAAGAGGGAAAAAAGGGCGGATATAATATCGAGCGGTAGGGTGGTGGCCAAAAGGATGGGAATGGCTTTAAATCGCCCTAAAATAAGCCTATTTGTTCGGTTAATTAATTTGAATTTTTATTTAGAATATTTTAACAGAAAAAAAATTGAAATTGAATAAAAAATATTAAATTTGCATAAAATTGCATAACAATAAATAGCTAAAAATGCATAATAAAGGATAATTTTGCGTAAAATAACTTAACAATAAATAATTAAATAAAAATAACATTAATTAATTTTACATAAATTTGAATAATTTATTTTAAGTTTGCTTAAAATTGAATAAAATGAATATTTTAGAATCAATACAAGAGTTATTAGATAGCGGGTTTTCTAAATCAGATATTGAACATCTTTCTGGTGTTACTAAAAACAGTTTAGCTAGTGTATTGTCTGGCAAAAGAGGTCTTTCTAAGAAAAATGAAATTAGATTAAAAAGATTTTTAGAATCAGATATACCAGATCCATTAACTTTTAAAAAAGGCAATATCGTTTTGCATAAAAAATCAATAGTTAAAGAAGATTTAATTACAAAAGAAGCTGATAGTTTATCTTATAAGAAAGAACAGTTGCAAAAAATAATAAAATCTCCCGCCACTAAAGGATATTTTCATGGAATTGAATTGCCCGAATTTAATCCAGAAGTTGGTATAGAAGGGATATCTGATCCAAGATTACCTTATTAAAAAAGTATTTATGAAAGTAATTGAAAGGATATTTAAGATAGTTAGCGTGCCAGTAGCTTTGGTTGCTTGTGTTCCGGTGGCTTTGTTTAGTGTATTGAGGTATATAGTTACTGGGGATTCTAAATTCTATGAAATATTTGAGTTTTATATGGAATGGGTTACTGAAGATTAAAAAATATTAACTATGAATGTATTAAATTTATACGCTTGTCTTGGTGGAAATCGTTATTTGTGGAATAATTGCAAAGTAACTGCTGTTGAGTTAGACCCCGAGCTTGCAAGATTGTATCAAGAAAGATTCCCAAATGATGTGGTGATTATTGCAGATGCACATCAATATCTTTTAGACCATTACAAGGAATTTGATTTTATATGGAGCAGTCCGCCATGCCCAACTCACTCAAGAGCAAGGTATTGGAATAGCTCAAATTACGATACTACAACAGAGCCTGTTTACCCAGATATGAAATTATATGAAGAAATATTATTTCTACAGCATTATTATAGGAATGGAAAATATGTGGTTGAAAATGTAATACCATATTATGAGCCATTAATATCAGCACAAAAAAGAGGTAGACATTTATATTGGACAAATTTCAAATTACCAAATGAATTAAATGATAGAAGAATTCAGATTGGTGCTGGAACAAATGAATTAAAAAGATTGTGTGAATTTCATAAAATTGAAATATCATCATATAAAGGTGAACAAAGTATGATAAAAATAGCAAGAAATCTTGTTGATTACCAAGCCGGTAAAACTATTTTCGATGTAGCAAGGAATATAATACACAAGCAAAATATTAATCAAACTGAATTATTTTAATAAAAACACATTAATAATGAAAAAGACAACAGCTATTGATTTATTTGCCGAAAAGCTTATGGGATTTGCCCTGGTTGATTATAAAGAGGGCCAAATGAGAATAGATATATCATGTGATCAATGGAGGGAATTGTATGTAGAGTGTATGGATTTAGAGGAAAAACAAATAATAAGTGCTTGCGAAATGTTTGGAAATTATAATGGAGTTGATATTAATGATTATAAGGAATACTATAGCGAAAACTATGTTAACGTACCCATTCCAGATGAATTGTAAATAAATAACCGATAATAAATTTAAACGATAACAATGAAAGCTATATTAGAATTTGATTTAGATAGGGAAGAAGATGTTGATGCTCATTTAAGAGCAGTTAAGTCTATGGATATGGCTTTGGTATTATGGGAAATAGCTTATAATACTAAGAAAAAAATACATAGCAAGGTAGAATTTGACAAATTAGATGCATACGAAGCGGTAGAAGAAGTGTTTTCTAAGCTATGGGAAATTATGAATGAAAGAGGTATTAATTTAGACGAATTAGTTCATTGATATAAAGGTTTGCCCATTTACAACCAAATAAGGTGGGAAATATGGTCGAGTGAGGTATATACCGAAAGGAAAATATCCAAAAACCTAAGTTTCTATATCGTTGGTGTCCTTGAAAATGGGTCTTTATAGAGTAGTAGTTTAATTGATTAAAACCATTTTGTTGTAGGTTTGAATCCTACCTACTCTACAGCTAAATGGTTCTCACTGACAAAACTGCAAAGGAAGTGTATAATGTACCATCCACTCTAGATGAACATAGTAAGCATCTGAAGGTAACGTCAGACTGGCACATGTGGGTAGTAAGGGGTAAGGAAAAGACCAATTTAGTCAGGATAGCTCAAGGTTAGAGCCCCATATTGGTATGGGAGATGCAGCTCAGAACTGCTCCTGACTACTAAAAATGTCAAGAATTTTCCACTATAACGGATATTATCCGATAAATAGTTTAAAATTTTCCATTATAAGGTACTAATAGTACCAAAAAACAATAAAATTTAAACCAATGACACCAAAAGAAAAAGCAGAAGAATTAGTACTTAAATTTTTAAGGATTGATAACGATACTAAAGAATGGTTTCATGTAGGATTAGCTAAACAATGTGCCTTGATAGCAGTAGATGAGATAATACTATCTGCCCCGTTTGAACCAGCAGATACAGATTGGGATGAAGCAGGATCTTCTGCACAATATTGGTATCCACAAAAACTTGAAGATAGTGGTAAATGGTGGGCTGAAGTAAAACAAGAACTAGAAAAACTATAAAACAAAGACAATGAAAAAATATCATTTAACAATACTTATGTATTACAATAACTCAGATGGAACACATCAAACATCTATAATATGCGATGGTATAAAATATTCACAAGCAGGTTGCTATGAGTTTTTTGTAAACAAAGATAATACTTATGAGGTTGTTGCATATTATCCAATTAGACACACTATAATTACATCTATTGAACAATTAAAAAGTAAGGGAAGTGGAGAAACAAAGTAAACCAAAAATACATAAAAGAACATTCTCAATTGGTGAGATAAATCATCTTATTGTAGTTCTTATGGAAAACGAAAGAGAAGGATGGTACTATGGCAACAAAGAACAATATTGGAAAAGACACCAAAGTATTTTAGAAAAACTTGGTCATAGCCTCCCAAACAATTCAGAGAACAATTAAAACAAAAACAATGACACCAAAGCCACTATTAGAAGAATGCTCTTTTGAATTTAGTCAAGAGGGTAATTGTATGAGCCATGCAGACGATGCAGAATTTTTAGAGATAAAATGCTTGTCTGATATTGGTATTGACAGAACAGATGGTAAATGCTTTTATGTCCTTAAAACAGAAGGATGGAGTATTGATAATGTAGGGGAACTGCAAGAGCTGTTTGATAGGATTCAGAAATCATTATTTCCCAAACAAGATTAAAACAAAGACAATGAGCAGAATAAAAGTAACATATGTAGCTATGGATGTAGATGGGTATAAGCCTATTATGACAGCAGAAAACTTTGATGACCTTAGAAAAGGATTAGATGACTACTATGCTGTGGGAAGAACTAGTGCTATATGTTTAGGGTTTTCCCCATACGAAACAAAGTATCCTGAATCATACGAAGGACATTACACCTACAAGTGGGATAGTATAATCAGAGATGAGAAAATCCCACAATTAGATGTAATTAAGGTGTTCTGTGTTGACTTTTTCCCACTAACAAAGATAAATTAGATAAATTTTTTCATTATGGCACTAATAATTGACCCACCATTCGGATGGAGATACGGATTCCCAAAGCCTATCCCTGAAAACAGACGTTATGACTCTCTAACATGGTTAGTAGAGAATGGATATCCTCAGAGTGCTATAGATGAATTAGGAGAATTTTTTTATTGTAGGTATTGGGAACAAGATAAAGGTGAAGAGTCAAGTGAAATGCATTAAAAACTTTACAAATGAATAAGAAATTATTTATAAAAAAAGGAAGAGCTAGTAGGAAAAAGTTTCCAAGATGGAAAACATTTTGCAGATGGAAGATGGGAAACGAATTAATACACAAGATGTTAGGTAAAATCAAAATAGACTACGACAATACTTTTTAATTATGGAAGCATCAATAGCTCTATACAATACTCAAAAAAAGGAACTAATAGGTGTATTTAGGACATTTGCTGTGGCTGCTAGATATGTTTTTTCTGAGGCAAGCACATGGAACTCTAGTAGAATGTGGAACGCTTATAGTCTAAAAACAAAGCTACATAAACATACTATCTTTAACTTCCCTGTGGCAGTAAGAACGGCTAATGAAAAGTGCATGGAGCTACTTGGCGGTAAAGATGTTTATATTTCAGATGGATATCCTAGAATGTCAACCAGAAAAATGGAAGGTGTTATATCTTGTAAATCAATAAAAAAAATAAAATGAAAGCTATTATTAAATTACTCAAAAAGGTATTTAAAATCAAAGAAAAGCCACCTAAATGCCATGTTTGCGGAATGATTAATGGTATGCATAAACTTTCTTGCTATAAGAATTACTATCAATAACAATTAAACCAAAAAAAATGACAAAATTAACTATTGAACACGAAGGAATCAAAGTAACAGTAGAGTATTCTAATCAAAGACAGGTAGGTGTTAAAGAAATGTTTGATTTGTTTAGATCTGGATTCTTAGGATCAACTTTTACATGGGATCAATTTTACGAAGAGATTAATAGGCTGAATGAAGAAATTAATTAACCTTAAATTATTAAAAATGGATAAAATAATTAATCAGATTATAGATGAAATAAAACTGATACAAAAAAAATCTAATGATGAGCATTTGTTTGAGTCGAATTATGAAGCTTATCAAGATTGTATCAAAATAATAGAAAAATACAAAACGTTAATTTCAGATGAGCAAAGATAGATTTGTTGATAATACATACTCATTAGCAAAGGGACTTCATCATATTAATATTGCAAAAGCTTATTTTGAAGATGTTAGGTTAGGTACTACTGGTGCTGTAAAATCAGTATTTAATCAATATGTTCAAAAAACAGATTGGATATTGAATGATATGAAAGACCGATTAAATGAAGAAAGCCGGTCTATATTAAAAAAAGAATTAGAAGATTCGATTGCCCTGGAGTCTATTATAGACAAATTAATTCACTTGGATACAAAACAAAGAGATTTTATTGAAAATTTACTTGAATCAATGAGAAAAGGAGAAGAAGTAAAAATCATTTAAAATTTAAAAATTATGAACGAGGAAAGATTAAAATATATAATGGACATAGATCGCAATAAAAGAACAAAATATGTTTTATCAACTAAAAGAGAATATATTTATTCATTTGTAACTAATAAATTAAATGATGAAGAAAGCATTAACGTATTAAAAGAAAGAGTAGAATTAATGGCTAGAAAAAGCTCTTTGCATTACTACATAAATAAAATAAAAAATGGAGAAAAAACGCTCATATACGAAGGTCAAGTAAAGCCATCAATATAAATGACCATAGGACAATAGTTATCAATAATATAAAAAAATATGTCATTATTATTGATAGTTTTGGCTTCATTAGTTAAATCTATTTTTTGCTAATTTAAGCTTTTCTCTGAAATTAATAATCATGTGTTTCAGTTCATCCTTTGATACTTTTGAGATATCTCTAGATTCTTCTTTTAATTGATCTGTTACTCCAGGAGATTCCAGTTCTAAATTACTTTCATAAATATTAATATTGCCGTCTAAAAATTGATTGCATTTTTTACATTGAGGCCTAAGATTTCTTTCATCCCATCTAAGCCCAATAAATTTTCTAGATATGTAATGCCCACAATCCATATTATTCCATAAATCAATAACCCCACAAGTATAACATGATACATATCCATTTTTATCACTTTCCCTAATTCTTATGTATTTGCTTACCACATCATCCAGATCGTGAATTAAATAAGACCTTTCTGCTTCCTGCCTATCTTGTATTTTATAAAGTTTATTAGCAATGCTTCTTACTTGACTTTTATTTAATTGTTTTTTTGCCTTTTGTTTATTCCTACAATTTATGCAAAACAATTCCTTACCAACTTTTATGCATTCGGTATTAGTTTTTTCACAATCTGGATTACTGCAATCGCCAAATTTAGTTCTCGGTATCATTATTTTCCTTTTCGCTATTAGGCATTATTTTCACATTGTCGAACACACCTTGGTCTTTAGCCATTTCTATAACTTTTTTGCCCATATTAAAAAACAAATCTTCGTTCATGCAAGCATGAGTTAATTCTCCAATAAATAATACTTTTTCAAGTGGACTTAATTCAGAAAAGTTTTTACAAATCATGTTATTTGGTTTTTATGAGTGCAAAGTAAATAGATTTTATAAATTAAAAAAAATAATTTTGAATAATAAGAAATATATCTACATTTGTTCAAAATATAAAACATGAAAAAAGAAAAGAAAACAATTAAAGAACAAATCACAATTGCTTTAGATGGCAGAACACAGAGATGGCTATCATTTGAAGTTAGAATCCCAGAGGTGGAATTGTCAAGAAAAATGAAAGGATTTCTTCCTTTTACGCAAGATGAATTAAAAAGAATTGAAACTAGATTGAATTTCAAATTTGAATTATAAAAAATAAATTATGGCCAAAAGATTTACTTCAACCGAAATATGGGGAGAAGATTGGTTTTTGGATATGCCAATAGAATATAAATTATTTTGGTATTATATTTTATCAAATTGTAATCATGCCGGTATTTTCAAGGTAAATCTTAGAGTGTTTTGTAGCTTAAATGACGTAAAGTTAGACTTAAATAAAGCACTTAATTTTTACAATAATGGCAAGGATAGAATTAGGGTTATAAATGATAATTTATGGCTTATAGAGGACTTCTTTTTTTATCAATATGGCGAAGTTTTAAACCTTAATAATAGGGTTCATGATAGTATCGAAAAGCTATATAATAGATATGAGGTCAAATTGTCTACAATTAGAGGTCTAAAAGAGGTAAAGGAAAGGGTTAAGGATAAAGATAAAGATAAGGATAAAGATTTTAGTCTAACTAACAAAAACGAAACTTTTGAAGAAAATGGAAAATTCAAACCAAGCGGCAATTATAAAGCACAGGGGGAAGAGCTACTTGCTTACCGATATTACAAACACCTTAAAGCCGTCCAAGATAGAGACTCTAATAATCAAGGCGAGAATTGAGGGGTTTTCTTTTTTTCAGCTTTCTAAGCAAGATCAAAAATTAGCGGTAGATCAGATTATGCTCAGGGGGGCTGCTGTTTGCGGGTGCAACATTCCAGATACAGATTTTTTTGCTAAATTTATAGCCGAAGAAATCTCAGCATTTATTTTAGACTTTGGATATGCTGAATTGACTTTAGCCGAAATAATACTTGCTTTCAGGATTAACGCCAAAGGTAATTTTAAGAATTATGCAAATTTTATTGGGTTAGACATAGAGCAAATATCTTTTTACGGGAATTGCATAAACGTTGATTACGTTGCCAAAGTTTTATCAAACTACCTAACAATCAGAAACCTTTTAGACAGAAAACTTCAAAACAAAATTGATGGTTATGAACTGTGAAGAATTAAACCAAATTCCTGGCATTAAATTCATGCCAGTTAGAGCAAACAAACAACCAATTCACAAAAACTGGCAAACTAACAACATAACCTACGATCTCAGCAATTGCGAAGCAATAGGAATAGTTTGTGGTTTACTCAGCGAAAACTTAGAGGTAATAGACATTGATGAAAAGTATAGTCTTGATGGGAATCTTTTCAAAAATTACAAAAGGCTAATTCACGAAGTTGATCCAAAGCTACTTGCCAAACTTGTAGTTCAGAAAACAAAAAATGGTGGTTATCATTTTCTTTACCGATGTGATTCAATAGAGGGAAATATGAAATTGGCAAATAGGCCGACAACTGATGCTGAAAAAGAGGAAACTTTCAAAAAAACTTACGAAAACGAGGTTACAAATGGTAAAGACCACGCCAGAGCCACGGAAACGGCCCAAAAATCAAAGATAAATGACAAGGTAAGGGTTCTTATCGAAACCAGAGGATTGGGCGGATTTATAGTCTGTAATCCGTCTGAGGGATATGAGCTGATTCATGGGGATTATTATAGTTTGACAAATATTACCAAAGAAGAAAGAGAAATTTTAATTGGAGTAGCTAGGGAATTTAATCAAGTAGTAAACGAAATTAGCGTCCCAAAAGCGGCTTTACCCAAAAAAATAAAGGGCCAAACTTCATTTGATGATTATAACAACAGGGGTGATGTGGTGGGTTTATTGGAAAGTCATGGATGGAGAGTAGTTAAAAGACAAGGGCAAAAAACTATATTTTTAAGGCCTGGTCAAACTACATCTCAGACATCTGGTAATTTTGATGATGGTAAAAGGTGGTTTAGTGTATTTACTACAAGTACTGAATTTGAGCCAGAAAAAGCTTATTTGCCCTATGCTGTTTTTGCGATACTTGAATGTAATAGTAATTTTACTGAGGCAGCTAAGAAATTATATGATTTAGGATATGGCGATAGAGAGGAAGTAAAAGAAAAGCCACAAAGCACAAGGGTTATTACATCTAGGGTTGATGTTGAAGATCAAGATTATTCATTTTTAGCAAAACCAGAAGATTATGATTCGTATCTACAATCAGTTAGAGAAGGAACTTTACAAATGGGACTCACTACTGGAAGCCCTTTCCTTGATCAGTATTTTTTGTTTAAAGAGGGTAATTTGGTAATGACAAATGGTATAGATAATACGGGTAAATCCGTCTTTACTTGGTATTTATGCTTATTAGCAGCCTTATATCACGGGTGGAAAGGAATAATTTTTTCAAGCGAAAATACATTAGGCGCTTTTATGCGCAAGATGATTCAGTTCTATTGGGGGAAGCCGTTGCAAGGTAAGTTTGCTATGAGTGAAACCGAATATCAAATAGCTAAAAAATTTATAGAAGAGCATTTTACTTTGATAAAAGCTCAAGAAGATTTATACAATTATAAGGATATCATAAATATGGTTAAAAAGGCGCAAAAATTAAAAAGGCACAACTATGGCATGATAGATCCTTATAACTCATTAAAAATTGATTTAAGCGGGTTCAGTAAACTAAATACCCATGAATATCATTATGAAGCCCTAAGCGAAATAAAGGCATATGGGCAAAAAAACAACTTTGGCTGGTTTGTAAATCATCACGCTGTAACTGCCGCTGCAAGAACAAAAGACGCTGATAAAAAATACGTTTTAGCCCCCGGTAAACAAGACACCGAAGGTGGCCAAAAAGTTGCTAATAAAGCGGATGATTTTCTTACCATTCATAGAATTACACAACATCCTACAGATTGGATGATAACTGAACTTCATGTAAGAAAAATAAAAGATACCGAAACGGGCGGAAGGCCAACACCACAAGATTTCCCAGTAAAATTTGAAATGTATAAAGGCGGGTGTGCTTTTGTAGAAAGATTAGAAGAGGGCGGTACTGCTGTAGATCCAGTTTATTCATGGCATTTAAAAAATGAATTAGTACAAAAACCTATGCCTTTTGAAGAAAAATTAATAGAAAGCGGATGGAGGCCAATTAACGCAAACGAAGAGTTTTAGTTAAAGTATTGTTAAGTGTGGTAAAAAGTGGTAAATATGTGTTTTTATGTTGTATGTTTGTGATGGAAACGAAATTGATAACATAAAAAGTAAAATTATGAAAGCAATGAAAACAATTATCGCCACAATCGCAATGGTTTGTATTTTTTCAAATGCAAATTCACAGTCAAGAATTGGGTTTACTTTTGAAGAAATCAGAAAGGATTTTGACACCCCAGAATATTCAAGACAAGTATTTAAGAGGAATGAAAATGATACAGGCTATTGTTATTTGATGACATCTGATTTAGGTTATTTTGCATATTTCTTTGATGAAGATACTATTTGCGATAAAACAATATATGTCCCTATCAATGATTCTATGTATAATGTTAGTAAATTTTTTTATAATAAGACCATGAAGCCAAGAGGAAATGATCAATGGCTTTTTTGTGATGATGATAAAAGAATAGCTGTAGCTGTAGTATATTTTCCTAAAAAAGAGGATAATGAATTTGCTTATTTTTATTTTTCAGAAGTAAAATATGAATAAAAACATACCAGACACATCGCACGAAGCCTATAAAATGGCTACACCCGAAATGCTTTCAGAGCATCATTCTAAAATTATACTTGCTCTTCAGGTTTTAGGCAGAGCTACTTCAGAAGAAATAGCGGCTTATTTGAATTGGGAAGATAGAAATAGAGCGGCTAGAAGAATGTCAGAGTTAGAAGCAAATAGCATTGTTTTTAAACCTGGAGAAAAAAGAAAAACCAAGTATGGCCGAAATGCATACGTTTATCAGTTAATTAATAAAGAAAAGAAGTATTCCGTTTTAGAGTTATTTTAATGAGCAAAAAGAAAAGAATTATAATTAATACAGGCGAAAAAACAATTGTTGAAAACAATTTGAATGAGGTTTATATTTATATAAGAGATATAAAAAAGCTATGTCCTGTACCTTATAATTGGGTAATTGACATTAAAAAAATCAATGAGTTTAAAGGTAAATAAATCATATATTTACCTAAAGAATTGATAATGGGTACAGAATATTTAGTATCTAGTTGTAATGATTGTCCATTAACTAAATTAAATTTTGGGCTTACTTATTTTTGCGGCCATCCGTATTTTGATGATTCTGAAAAATTCTTGATGATAGAAGAAGATAAAAATGAAGATTTAATTACTCCAGAAGAATGCCCCTTAAAATCCTATCCTCTTATGATAAAAACCAAAGAATGGCAATTGTTTGAAACGTTTTGGAAAAGGGATAATTAAAAACCCCCATTTCTGGGGGCTAAACTAGATTTGAATCAATGCTTAAAGAGCTATGATTTCAGCAACAGTTTTTGCGGTGTAATAAACCGGCTGGATTGGACTTGGTGCTGTTGGCAACAATTGAATAGCGGTTTTGCAAGTCACCCCAGAATAACTAGGTTGATCTGGCAAATTACGCAAAACAACTTGTGTTGGAGAGAACCCCATAGTAACACCATTTGAATTGTTCCAATCATTTTGGTTTGCACCATAAATTGAAACTGCGAACATTGCTTGTGCCATGATGAATGGTTTTTGAATGAAAGAATGATTGTTAGGTCACAAATATAATATAATTTTACAAAACAAAATGAATGATAAAATTACCATAAAGCATAGTTACAATGCGGGCGATCTTATTGTGCTAATGGCTGGATTAAGGCAACTTTATAAAGCTTTTGGCAAAAAAGTAAAAGTTTGCCAAGTCATTAATATGCCAGCTTTTTATTATCAAGGCGCAGTAAGCCCTATAGTAGATCAAGAAGGCACTCAAGTTTGTATGAATCTTGAGATGTTTAATAGACTAAAGCCATTAATTGAATACCAAGAATATATAGATAGTTTTGAGATATTTGAAGGTCAAGATATAGACTTTAATATTGATTTAACTAGAGATAGTAGAATGATACCTATGCCAGCCGGCCTTATACATCATTATGCTTTTTCTGTATTCCCTGAAATGAGTTGTGATTTGTCTGAGAAATGGATAGATGTGCCAAGAAGAAAAATAAATTGCGTAGATAAAATAATAGTAAATAGAACTCAACGCTATAATAATGCCTATATAAATTATTATTTTTTAAAGCATTTCGGAGATAGATTAATTTTTATGGGCGCTAAATCAGAATATGAATTGTTCTGCGAAACCTATAAGTTACATATTGAATACTTTGAGTCTAATAATTTTTTGGATTTAGCAAGTGAAATGATTTTGTACAAGGGCGGATTTTATAATCAAAGTTTTTTGTGGCACTTAGCTGATGCCATGAAGCTTCCAAGAATCCTTGAACTTTGCCCTCAATTCCCGAATACATTCCCTACTGGAGCTAATGGGTATTCTTTTTATAATCAAAAGGCTTTAGAATATTTCGCCTTTAAGCACTTTAATAAATGATACATGAAATAAAAAACCCAATATCTTGCACAACTCCACTGGGGGACGCATATGTTTGGTATATAAAACCTAATGGGTTTTTAGAAAATGATGAAGTAACCTGTATTTTAATGAATGGCGGCCAAGTCAAACATTTCACTACAGACCAAATAAGAATTTGGAATAATCAAACCTACAAAATAAATAAAGATGAGAAATTTATTGGACGTAACAATAGTCTGCATTGATTGTTATAATTACGGCAAAGCTATATCCGCGTTACAAAAAAGTACAGAAAAGATTAAGTTCGAAGAGGCTATTTTTTTAACAGACATTGATATTGAGGTTGATGGCATTAAAACGATATTAATTGATTCGATAAAATCAAAAGAAGAATATAGTGAGTTCTGTATTAAAGAGCTTTATAAATATGTACAAACACCATATTGTTTACTTATTCAATGGGATGGATATGTCTTAAATGAAAAAGCTTGGGACGAAGAATTTTTAGAATATGATTATATTGGCGCTCCTTGGCTTTATTCTGATGGAAGAAATGTGGGTAACGGCGGTTTTAGCTTGAGGTCAAAGAAACTGCTCGATATACTTGCAATAGATCCAGAAATTTCTAATTTGCATCCAGAAGATGATGCGATATGTAGATTATACAGACCTTATCTTGAAAAAAAATATGGAATAAAGTTTGCTCCTGGAAAACTTGCAGAATCATTTGCTTATGAACTAAGGCAGCCGAATCAGCCTACATTTGGCTTTCATGGTCATTTTCATCAACCATACAAGCCTACGGTATTAATAAAAAGAACAGCAGCAATTGGTGATGTTATATTGGTAGAACCTATTATGAGGTACTTTATAACTAAAGGCTATAATGTTGTTTTAGATACACCATTGGAGTTCTTTGAATTATTTAACAAGCATTATTTCCCAGTTACTCATATATCTCAATTTGATAGAGAACGAATAATCCCAGAAAAAGAATTTAATTTAGATTTCGCTTACGAGGTAAAACCTAAGCAAAATAGATTAAAAAGTTATTTTGAATTTTGTGGTATAAAAGATTATAAACTTACTAGGCCTACATTATTTCCATTAATTGATGAAAAAACAAAGCTTTTTAAAAAATATGCTGTTATTCATATAGACCAAAAAAATATTCCGCATAGAAATATTTATGGGGTAAATTGGAAAGCAGTAAAAAAGCATTTAGAAGCATATGGATATTTAGTAGTTCAAATAGGAAAAGAAAATCACGAAAGTATAGGCATTGAAATAAACACATCTTCATTGGGATTCCTTAAATTTGTAATTGCCGGTTGTGATATATTTTTAGGAATTGATAGCGGGCCTTTAAATATAGCAATGGCATATAATAAACCATGTGTAGGATTTTTTGGTAGCGTTAACCCAGAATATGTGCATCCAGATACAAATGGCCTTGAAATAATTCAACAACCATGTATTTATCAGCATTGTTATCATTCAACTCTAGGAACTACAGTAGGTAAAGACTGTGTGATAGACAAAGATTATCCTCCATGCTGTATAGCCGAAACAGAGCAAGTTATAGAAGCAATTAATAATTTACATAAACCAAAATTAAATGGAACTGATATTTAATCAAAATGGTAGTGGCGAACTTCAAATAGAAGTTTTAAAAGCTATTTGCGGGGATTGCGAAAATCAAAAAATGATTGATTTGGCTTGCGGAAATGCACCACAAACCGGAAGAATAATTTTTAAAGAAAAGACTCATGTAGATTGTGTAGACAGAGAGCTTATTGGCGGAGGCGAGTTAATAGTAATGGATGTGATTGAGTATCTAAAATCAGCTAAAAAATTTAACCAAAGGTTTGATGTATCAATAAGCACAGATACCATAGAACATTTTAGAGAAAAAGATGCGCTTAATTTTGTTGACTTAACATCAAAGATTGCTAATAAGCAAATTTGGTTTACGCCATTGGGAGAATACCTAATGACAACAGACTCTAATGATAATAATCCAGATTCTCATAAATCAGAATGGACTCCAGAAAAATTAGAAAAAATGATGCCAGGCAAATGGGCTTTTTTAACTTTTCCTAAATGGCATCCGACATTAGCCGAAAACGGTCTTGGGGCTTTCTTTTTTTGGACTTGTGAAAATTTAGAAAATGATTTTGAAAGAGTATCAAATGAACTAAAACATCTTTTATGAAATTAGCGGGTACATTGTTTGTTTATAATGGAGTTAGGTATGACTATAATTTCAAAGAAAGCATAAAGTCATTATTGGAATTTTGCGACCATGTTTATGTTGTAGATGCTGGTTCTGAAGATGGGACTATAGACGAAATAGTTTCAATAGGACAAGATAATTTGACTCTTATTTTAAGGGATAAAAAAGAATGGGATTCTCAAATAGGCAAAGAGAAATTGAATTATTTTACCAATATAGCTATAGATCAAGCTCAAAAAGATGGTTATGAGTGGAATTTTAATCTTCAAGCCGATGAAATAGTTCATGAAAAAAGTTATTCTTTTATTAAGAAAGCAATAAAAGAAAACGATAATGGATTTATGGTCAGTAGAATTAATTTATGGAAAAGTCCATATTTGCAATTAAGCGTCCCTCAAAATAGAAAGCCTTGCTCTACAGAAATAATTCGTTTGGCAAAAACAAATTACAGAAGCGTTGATGATGCCGAAAGTCTAGGTGTACCAAATGTCAGCATTAAGTATATTCACGATATAAGAATATATCATATGGGCTTTGTTAGGGATAGAAAAATAATGAAAGACAAGGCAATACATATTCAAAGAGATGTATTTAAGTTAGATTATGATAAAAAGCTAGATGGTATTGATTATTTTGAACCAGATAGATGGTTTAATCCTAAAGAAGATTTAAAACCAATAGACGAACCTTTACCTGAATTAATTAAAGATTGGGCTAAAAAAAGAGTATATAAATAATAAAATATGAATAAAAAGTACTTTGATTTCATTGAAAAAAAAGAATTATCTAAAAGAGAAATTAATCAAATTGAAAAAGACAAGCAAAAGAAATTGCTAAAAAATCAAAAAAGACTTGAAGAGATAAATCAAAAAAAGCTAAAAGAGCAAGTAGGGTTAAAAAATGTCTACGGTAAGGTTATAATATCAATAAATTTAGAGGGTAAAAATTCTCACACTTTTGGTAGTGGACAAAAAATATATATAGGCAGGCAGTTTAATAATTTAAACAGGCGAGAAACAGAGCCAGTAAATGCAGTTGTTATCAGTTCAGATCAAATTCCCAGCGGAGTTGAAATATTAATTCATCCTAATGCTATTAATGAATCTAACAAGATTTACAGTTTTATTGAAGATGATTCAGACGTAAAATATTATTCTATACCAGAAGAACAATGTTATCTTTGGAAAGACAATGAAGGCGAATGGCAACCATTAAAAGGATATGTAACGGCTTTTAGGGTGTTTGAACCATACAAAGGCCCGATTGTTGGTATAGAGCCAAAGCAAATAAAAAATGTTCTGTATATAACATCAGGAGAATTAAAAGGTAAGGTTGTACATACTTTGAAAGCTTGTGATTATGAAGTTATATTTATGGGTAATAACGGTTATGAAGAAAGAATTATAAGATGTAGACATTTTGAAAACGAAATAAACGAAAGAGAAGAAATAATAGCAATAGATCCAATTTTGACCAAAAAAACTTTAAAATCAGAATTATTAGTTGGGATTTCGCCAAAAGACGCAAAATACATTATATTTACACTATAAAAAATATAAAACTATGGGACTGAATCCAAATTTGATGCAATCTTTATCAAATAAAATAGCCGAAGCAAAAAATAATGCTAATCGTACACCGCCAACATCACCAATGGCATCCGAGCCACCTACATTACTTACAAAAACAGTTGCTGATTATGTAAAAGACAAAAACAAGGGAAAAGTAGCAGGCATATCAGTAGAATTAAGTAAAATAGATCCATCTGCTGTAATGGGTGATTTTGCTAGACCGAGTAGTTTTGCTGGAATAGAGCAAAGAGCAAAAGAGCAAACTGCAAAAGAAAGAGGATTAGGTGAAACTGGAGCTAAAATGATAGAGTTAGATAAAGAAGATATTCCAGCAGCAGTTAAGCTTGATAATATAGCAGATCATATTATGAGGCAAGCCGAAAAAGCCAATTTAAAAACAGGAACACAAGTTGAGGCTTCTTTCCAAGAATTATTAAAAGGAGCTAATAAAAACGATCTTGATTTTTTATATAAATATCAAACAAGCCCTCAAATAAAAGGAACTATAGATATGAAAAAACTGCCCTCTGTTATGGGTAAGTATTATGAAAGAATGATGAACGAAAGAAATAGCGCACAAACCCCCCCAGTAAAGCTTTCGGTTAAAAATAAATAAAATTATGGCCGAATCCATAGAGGATTTAAAGAGAAGGCTGGATCTGTATGAACAAAACGGGCCAGCCAAACTCTATTATAGTTTGAATAGAAAAGCCAATGAAATGGCTGATATTCTAAATAATACAAGTCTTAAGGCATTGGATTTATCTGATGCAAAAGATAAAACATTTGAAAGAATGAAAATTATTTGGAATGATGCCACTAGCATTACTACGGCTATAACAGGATTAGCAATGGCAATAGGGATAACCGGTGATGAAGAAAAAGATATCAAAAAGGTAAAAATAATAACTACGCCAGAAAGTATTGCTAATCAATTAGGGGATAATAAATCGCAAGATGTTTAGTCCAATAGAAGGTGGCTCATCAATAGACATACAAGGGTTAAATTGTCATATTCCTGCTGAAGGGTATGTATTTAATTTAGCTACTCGTAAGGTCGAACACAGAGGCGTTTACAAGCGCTCCAACAATCCAAAAGAACAATATTGGGAAAGAACTCCTTTGCCTGGATGGTACAAGGATGTTATGAAGAGAGAGGATGCTTATGAAAAAAAGCGTAAAGAAGATGATCCTCCTTTCTATGATGAGCAATTAGAAAAATACAAACAACAAGAATGGGATAGAAGGCTTAATGGTTTTTGGTTTATGAACAATGGGAAACCAACGTACATAACTGGAGCGCATTATATGTATATGCAATGGTTTCAAATAGACATTGGATATCCAAGATTTCGCCAACCTGATTTAGAATACTTTTATTTCTTGCAATATGTTATAGAAGATCCCGAATGTATGGGGATGCTTGAAGTAACAAAAAGGCGTTTTGGTAAAACGTATCGTGGAGGTCTTTTCCTTTATGAATACATTACCAGAACAAGAATGACGAATGGAGCAATTCAAAGTAAAACTGGTAATGATGCCAAAAAAGTATTTGCCAAAGCTGTAGTTGCTCCATTTAAGAAACTTCCCAAATTTTTTAGGCCTGAATACGATACAAGCTTAGGTATTACCCCTAAATCAGAAATTAGATTTCAACAAACAAACGTAAGGGGTAAGAAAGCTGAAGATAATATTGAAAAAGAAGAATTAGGTTCAATGATAGATTGGGGTAGTGCGGATGCTATTCATTACGATGGTCAAAAATTACATAGGTATTTTGCAGACGAGTTTGCAAAAACAACAGAAACTAATATTTATGATAGGCATGAGGTTGTTCGTTATTGTCTTTTAGATGATGAAGGCCGAATAATAGGTAAAGCTCTTTATAGCTCTACTGTAGAAAAATTAGAAACCGAAAGAGACGGTATTCAAGATGCTGCAAGAAAGCTATGGGACGATAGCGACCAAAACGCTAAACAAGGTAATGGCCGTACTCCTAGTGGTCTTTATAGGTTTTTTATGTCTGCGGATAGAGCCAAGAACTTTGATTTATATGGCATTCCAGATGTAGAAAAGACAATAAAAGAAATTATTGCTGATAGAGAATCAGTAAAGCATAATACAAGAGCATTAGCAAAGCGTATTAAAAAAGAAGCTAGGACTATTGAAGAAGCCTTTAGTAACGATGCCGATGATTGTATTTTTAATGTCCAAAATATTAATGCTCAAATAGCTTATTTAAGGCAATATCCAGTTCAAAGATTTAGGTATCTTAATTTTTATAGAGATATAGATACGCAAAAAGTAAAATGGCGAGATGTTGATCCAAATAGAACTGATTTATTTTGGAAAGTATTGGTATTACCACCTAATGGGCAAGATAACCAATATAAAATGAATGTTAATATGAGGATGCCAACTAGGGGGAATGTAGGTGTGATTGGTGTGGATGGTTATTCAAATTCTCAAGGAGGTAAAGAATATGGATCAAAACTATCTGGGTGGTATTTCATAAAATTTGACATGAATGATCCAGAAAATACAGGGCTTTTTGGAGGCCATATTTATGGTAGGCCAAACGAAAAAGAAGATATGTATAATCAGATTTTGCTTTGTTCTGAATATATGAGCTTCCCTACATACTTTGAGTTTGTATCAGATGATTATTACACTTACTTTAAAAACAGAGGAAGATTGGGGTATTTAGGTCGTTTCCCTAAAAATTCAATAGATCCAGTAAGGCTTAAAAAAGACAAAATTGAACGCCACTTTGGTTTCCCAACTACAGAATTTGCCCTTACAAAGCAAAATGATGCCATGATAACCTACATTGAGCATTATGCAAATAAGATTTATTACGAAGAATTATTGGATGATTTATTGAAATTTAAGCCATACAAAAGAACTCCATCGGATAGAGCGGTAAGCGCTATGATTACTTTAGTTAGTAGTTTAGAGCCTATGCCAGCCGAAAAAACCTTATCCGTGCCATTGGTTAGAATATTCAATAATGCGCCTACCTCAAATATTCATATGCCATTTGTAACAAAATAAAAAATATTTTGGCGTTTAAATTTTTTATATATTTGGGCTGTATATTAGGTTTTATTCCAATAGACTCCCTATGCTTAAAATAAGTAAACAATAAAAAAAATCCATTAGTTGATAAGGCTAATGGTTTTTTATATATGGAAAATACAGGCCCAATAATAAAAGAATTCCAATTAGGGAATATATCTATAAAAGATAAATCAGATCCCGCCTATGGCTTGAAAATAGCCATGTATATTGATTCTACCATCGGTGGTGGAATTAGTTCTTATTATTGGGCAAGGAACAACCGATTTAAGCTTAATAGAAATGCAGCTAACGGTAAAATCAACATGGCCAAGTTCCAGGATATGCTTGATTTTAATGGCAAAATAAATTATGCTAATATTAATTGGCAGTCAATAAAAATTGTCAATAGAATTATATCTGGATTGGTAGGTAGATGGATGCAGAGAAATGAAAAGATTCAAATACAAGCAATAGATAATCTTTCTACAAAAGAAAAAGTTGAAGAATACAAGGAATTAGACTTTTTGATTTCAAATAGAGAATATCTAGATAAGCTTGAGCAAGAATCTGGCATGAGATTGATTCCAGACAAAGACATTCCAGAAACTAAAGATGAATTAAATCTTTGGGCCACTCAATTTCAAAAGCTTCCAGAGGAAATAATTTATGAACTTGCTTGTAATGATATATTGAGAGCTAATGGCTGGTTTGATACATTAAAAACAAAAATGCTTCATGATAGTGCAGAGGTTGGGTTAGTAGGTACTTACACTTGGATGGATGATCAAGGAGTAATTCATGTTGACTATGTAAAGCCAGAAAACATGATTTATTCTTATAGTGATTATAATGATTTAAGAGATACAGCATGGCGCGGCCAAGTGAAATCATTGAAGATAAGCGAAATAAGAAGAAAGTATGGCAAGGAGTTTGGCGGCTCATTAACAGAAGAACAAATATGGGAAATAGCGGCCACATCTAAAGATTTTCAATATAATGATAAGCTTCGTTGGGATGTAAACTGGAATGTTACATTCTTTAGGCCATATGATGAATTTAATGTTGATGTACTTGATTTTGAAATTAAAACTGTAGACACGGATAAATACACCGTGGTTACTACCAAGAAAAATAAAAGTACTCTATTAAAGAAAAGCAGAGAAGAAAAATTAGCCGATAATGAAGAACAGATAGATGATACTAAATGGAATATTTATAGAGGTGTAATGGTTCGTGTTCGTAATGTAATGTTAGAGTGGGGGTTAAAGAGAAATATGATTAGGCCTCAAGATCCTAAAGAATCGGGTAATGCTGAATTTTCATATTCGTTCTATATGTATCAGAATTATAGCCTTACGAATATGGCTGTACCTGAAAAAATAGAAGAGCCTTCTGATCAAATGATTTTGGCTAGATTAAAGATCCAGCAGTTGGTAGCTAAAATGAGACCAACAGGTGCTTTGATAAATTGGGATGCGCTTCAATCAATAGATTACGGATTAGGAGATGCTAATAAAACAATAGATGTAATGAAGCTGTACGACCAAACTGGTACGCTTTATTATCGTGGCAGAGATGATGAGGGTAATCCAATTCCAGTACCTATTACAGAGTTAAGCAATTCTGGATTTTTACCGCAAATGCAAGGATTAATTCAGCTTTATAACTTCCACTATAGTGTATTAAAAGATGAATTAGGAGAAGATCCAAACTTGGCCGCAAGTGCATTGCAGCCTAGAGTCACTAGTGGTAATATTGATACAGCACAGCAAGTTGCCGCAAACGCTACTGATTATATGTACGATGCTTATGTAGAGTGCATGAAACAAACTGCTAGAAAAATTAGTTGTTTATTGAGTCAGTCAGTAAAATATGGAGCAAAAGCATATAGGCATTTGTTGGGCGAAAGAGATGTTGATTCAAGAGTATTTAATAGCGATATAAGGCTTTTACCTACCGGCCAAGAAATAATGATGCTTGATGCTAAAATGAATCAAGCCATTGCATCTAATCCGCAATTTGCTATGTATATTGATACATTTAAGATAATTAGGATTGCTAAAGAAGATGTTAAACTTGCTGAAGAATATTATAGAATTTCAATGAAAAAAATGCTTGAATCTCAGCAACAGCAAGCAATTCAAAATCAGCAAATGACAATACAAGGTCAAATGCAAGCAGCCCAAGTTGCAGAGCAAGAAAAGCGTAAGTCATTGGAAATGGAATTAGAAATGAAGAAAATGATTAGTGATATGGAAACTACCAATGATATTAAAAAATCAATGGTATCTGGATTGTTTGGGTTGTATCAAAAAGGAGTCCCAGTTCCTCAAGAATTAAAAGCATTAGAATCAGAAATTATACAAAATATTGCTTTACCTTTATTTGCGGAAAATATAGGTAGTGAAGATGCGATAGCCCAAGGCCAGCAACAAGCAGCACAACAACAAATGCAAGCAGAAGAAGGCCCTGGAGAAGAAGCGCAAGAAGAGACACAAGAACAACCGCAAGAAGAACAAGAAGTTTCTGAACAAGAAATGGTACAATAATAAAAAATAATATTATGCCTTATTCATCAGATGCTCAAAGAAAATGGGCGCATACCGAAAAAGGTATGAAAGCATTAGGAGGGGCAGCAAAAGTAGCTGAATGGGATAAAGAAAGCAAAGGCATGAAATTGCCTGGTAAAATAGTTCAAGCAAAATTTAAAAAGAAAAAATAATGGCAACAGTAACAAATAGAGTAGCCGCATCAGCATTACGCGGTCAATCTGTAAAAGTAACATTGGATTCTACTGATTCTGCTCAATTGGCAACAATGGTATTGGGAACTGTTTGTACTGCAAGCGGATCTTCAAATACAGGCGTTATCAGTTCAATTGATGTATATGGCACTTCATTTGAAGTAACTCCAATACAACCCAATAAAAGATTTGACGGAACAGCGCAAGGGCAACTTGCTGCTTCTGTAACAGTAACTTATTAATATTTAAAAAGAAAAAAAATGGCATTAAGTTTAACCCAAGATGTAACTGCCGAATTCAATGCAGGAAATGGCTATGTTATAGATTTGTCAAATTGGGATTATGCAATTTGGCAATTCGTAAGTCCATCGGGAACAGTCAGCGTAACTGCTACAAACGATAATGGAGAGCCAGCGTCAAGTGCGCCATCTACATTTTCGGGAAGTTCATTAACTGCAACAAACTTCCAAACAGCAGTAGCCCAGCAATTAAGTCAAACTACCGTTACTTACGTTAGTGCTGTATCTACCGCTGGATTGTATAGAGTTGATCATGTGGCCAACTTTGTAAAGTTTGGTGGAGCAAGTGCAGCAGCAACAAGAGTATTAGTTCACTTCCATAAAATTTGTTAATAATGGCACTTACACCAGAAATTATTGATGAAAATTTTTTTATTGAAAAACAAAAATTAAAAAAAGTATTCAATAATTGTGGTGTATATCAAATATTTAATGAAATTACTAACGAGGAATATATAGGCAGTTCAAGAAATTTAAAAAATAGATTAGCATCGCACAAAAGCCGATTAAGACACAATAAACATCCTAATCAACATTTGCAAAATGCATGGAATTTATATGGTGAAAATAATTTTTATTTTCAAGTTTTAGAAAATTGCATTGATTATAATAAATTACTTGAAAGAGAAAAAAAATTAATATCTATATTTACCCCAGATTATAATATTGCAAAAGTTGAAAACAATGCTTTTTATCATTCTGAAGAAACTAAATTAAAAATATCAATAAAAAGTAAGTATAAATTTAAAAAAAATCCTTTATTAATAGAAAATTCAAAAAAAGCGGTAAGAAAAGCGTTTGAAAGTAATACAGGAAGGAAGCATTCTGTTTTATCAAAATTAAATATGTCTATTGCTGCTAAAAAAAGAGGATGTTCTCATTTTCATACTAAAGAAAGTAGAGAAAAAGCTGTTAAAAAATTAATGAAAAAAGTAGCAGCATATAAAAATGAAAAATTATTTAAAGAATTCAATAGTATTGCTGAAGCTGCGTTATTCGTAAATGGCAATACTGGTAATTTAAGTACTGGTATTAAATTTAATAAAATTAGGTATGGTTATTACTGGAAAAAAATATAAAAAATGATACTTAACCCAGAAATTATTAGAAACAAGCTATTTTATTTTTCAGATGTAGCTCATTTTTTCCATCATGAAACTCGTTCATTTGCGGAGCATATGGCTTTCAAATCAAATTACGAGGGATTGATTGCATTTAGAGATGATATTTCAGAGCTTATTATGGGATATCAAAATGGGAAAAGAATAGGCAAGCTGAAAATTGATGAAATACCCAATTATAATGGAGATAATGTAAGCGCATTTATAAAAGAAGGCCTTGCATTTTCTTCTGAATTGGGAAAATGGGCAGAAGACAAAGGATATTGCGATGTAGAAAATACCGCGCAAGCATTAAGCGGTCTATTTGCTAAAACGCAATATTTGCTTACATTAAGCTAGTTAACAATTAATAGATATATGTCAGAACAAACAACAATTGAACAAGAAACAACTACAATTGAGCAGCAACAAACGCTTGCCAATCCTTTCTCAGAAGAAAGTTGGGTAGACTCATCCGTAAATAGTAGTGAATCAAACATTCAATCGCAAGAAAGTTCTCCATTAGAAAACCAAACTCAGCAATCACAAACTCAAACAGATGAAGAGATTTATGATGCTGATGAATACTTAAAGCAAAAGCTTGGTTTTGAAAGTTGGGAAACTGCTGCTCAAGAGATTGAAAGACTAAAATCTTCGCCAAAGATTGATTTTGAAAACGAAGAAAGCAGAAAGTTTTATGAGTATGCAAAAGAGCAGAAAGAAGATGAGTTACTTAATTTTTTACAAGAGAAGAAAAAAATAGACAGACTTGCTACCTCTGAAATCAAAAACGCAAGTGTTGCCGAAGAGATTGTAAAATTAAGTATGTATCAAAAGAACAAAGATCTTGATCAATCAGAGATAGATTTTTTGTTTAATGAGAAATTTCAAAAGCCAGAAAAACCACAACAAAGATTAGATGAGCTTGATTCTGAATTTGAAGAAAGAGTATCAGCGTGGGAAAGTAGGGTAAATGAAATTGACAAGCGATTGGTTATAGAGGCTAAATTAGCTAAACCAGAGCTTGAAAAAATAAAAAGTTCATTAGTATTACCAGATATAAATCCCAAGCAAGTTCAACCTGAGATTACTCCAGAAGTATTGGAGGCTCAAAAGAAATACATGGATAATTATTATGGTTCTGTTAATGAGGTTATAAATTCATTTGAAGGATTTACAGCTACAGTAAAAGATGAAGGAGCGGATTTTAATGTGGCGTATGTTCCATCTGATGAAGAAAAACAGGTCGTTGCTCAACAGATGAAGTATTTTGCCGAAAACAATTTAGATGCCAACATGATATTTGCCGACAGATGGGTAAATGATGATGGCACTATCAATACAAAACAAATGGCTAAAGATTTGTTTTTGTTGCAAAATGAAGGCAAGATAACTCAGAAGTATGTAAACGATGCTGCCAACAAAAGATTAGCAATGCATTTAAAAAAGCAAAGCAATATTAATTTTGGCAGTACGGATCAAGGCACATTTGCGCCAGACAATAGACAATCCGAAATGGATAAACTTGCGGCTATAATGTTTGCCAAATAAAAACTTATTAAAAACACTTTTAAAACTTATTCAAAATGGCAGGAATTCCTACCTCAAACATTTTGCAACCGGGTGCAATTGCCGCCCAGTATGCAAATAGGCAGTTGATCTCTGATCTTCAATTGCTGACTCCTCAGTACTACAAGCAGTACGTTGAAAAATACGGTAACGAAGATTTCACTTGGTGGCTTGCTACCTATGGTGGAATGGAAGAAGTTAAAAACCGTAACTATTTTTGGTTCGAGAACCGTGGTAAATTGATGGTTGGTATTCAGTCTGCTGGCAATGTTGCCGCTTCTGCTGGTGCTACTATCACTCTTACTTTGGCTTCTGGCGATCATTACAATAGCGGTACAGAATCTCCGCTCCGTGCTGGTGAAACTGTTCGTGTTGCCTCTACAAACGTAGAAGGTGAAATCCTTGCAATTACAGGCACTACTGCTTTTGCATTTACATTCACAGTTCGTCCAAAAATCTCTACTCAGTCTTTGGCTTCTGCTGGTTCAGGAAGCTTCCTTGCTACTGATGTATTGCTTCTTGGCGGTGATATGGATGCTGGTGAAGCTTCTACAAGCATCAACCCTCTTATCCACTTGGATCAAAAGTATGATAACAACATTACTGAAATGAGAGAGTCATGGTCTGCTACAGACTTGGCTGAAATGACAGAAGTGTTCTACAATACTGGCGTATCTGGAATGGAAATGGCAGGTGGCGCACAAGCTGGCACTAGCTACTTCACTTACAAAGGCCTCGTAAAGAGCAACCAGCGTTTCATTAATAACGTAGAGTTCAAACTCATGCGTGGTAATATCGTAAACAACACAGGATTGTCTACAAGTTCATCTGTAGGTTCTGAAGGTATCATCCCTAAAGTTCTTTCTGATGGCGAAACAATAGGATATACTCCTGGTACTTTGGATATTGCTAAGTTGCATGAAATCACTCGTATCATGGATATCAATGGTTGCGCCAATGAAAATATGTGGTTGCAAGATATCTATCAGCGTCAAAACTTCTCTGACGGTTTGTTCAAAGAATTCCCAGCCGGTGCTTACGTTTGGGGTAAGAACGAAAAATCAGAAGATGCTGCTATCAACTACGGAGTAGATACTTTGAGAATTGATGGTTATATGTTTAAAGTTAAGAAGTACAAGCAATTCAATACAGAGATGACTACTGGTCTTACTCCTGTGAATGACTACTTCCGTAACTTCGGTATCATTTGCCCTCAAGGTGAAACTCGCGATGCAAAAGATGTAACTAAAGCTTACAAAAACATCACAGTTATGTACCAAGCTCCTCCAAAAGGCGGAACTGTTGGTAACGCTATCCGTGTATGGCAATGGGGTGGTGCTTCTCAGAACCCAACATCTGGAACAATGACTGACAACATCGAAACTATCACTTACCGTGGTACTCGTGTATGTGCAGCAAACCAGTTCGTTATCGTTCAAGCTAGCTAATCCTACTTAAAATCAAATGCCACTAGCCCTAAAAAGCTAGTGGCTATTTTAAAACATATCCCATGTATGTGGGAGGCTAAAAGCCTTAAATCTAATAATAAAAATGGCAAAATTAAAAGATGTGCAATTCTCTATAACAGGAGAAACACAAGACTCGCTAAATGCAGTCCATCAAATGGAAATCGCCCAAACGGCGGTAAACGAAAATCCAGCTCCACAAGAAATAAAATATCATATCTTTAAACTTGTGGACACAAAAAAGAAAGGAGGAACTTACATCCCAAATATTGACGATGTAATAAACCCAGAAACCGGAAGAGAGGAAAGAGCAAGATTATTGACAGGAGTTGATTCTATTTGGATTAAAGATCAAAAGCATTTGGACGCTGATTATATTAAGCAAAATGCAAAAAGCTTAGTGTTTCCTAGAGGTGCAAAATGCTTGAGAATACCAGATTGGGATAAGACGGCACTACAGTTTGCTCGCTTATGCAGACATAATATAGGTAGTCCAAATAGGAAAAGCGGAAGCAAGTTTGAGTTTTTTGAATATGATCCAGCAAAGCAAGCAGCAGAAGCTCTGGAAAGAGAAAGCTTAGAAATAGAAATGGCATTGGTAGCAAGAGATATGGATGAAATAACAATGAAAAAATATGTTAGTTTTGTCAAAATACCAATGTATGATGAAATAGGCGAATTAAAAACAACTGATCTTCTTAGAAAAGAATTGATGTTGTACGCCAAAAGAAACCCCAAGATCTTTCAAAATTTGGTGAATAGTAAATCAAAAGAAGTAGAGATATCCTATTTAGTTAAAAAAGGAATTCTTTCTGCTAAAATTGATATTGGTAGTCAACCAGGAAGAGCATTCTGGGCAAACGGAGGTGGATTGATAGGAGTCATCCCATCAAGCAAACAACCAGCAGAATATCTAACTGAATTGGCTTTAACCAACACCGAAGAAGGAAGGTTATTCCAAAAGCAGTTAAATGAAACAATGAAATGACGATAGATGAAATTTACCAGATTACACTTTATGCTACAGCAAAAAATGCATCTCAAGGCTATGTAAGTCCAGATGATTTTAATCTTACGATTAATCAAGCTCAACAAAGCTATGTAGCATATTTACTTGGTTCATTTCAGCAATATATGCCTGGCAGACCAGTCGCTAGGGTAGAATTCGGACAGAACACAATCATTCGTACTAGGTTAGCTCCAATAATTTATTGGTATGACCTTAGTGTAGATCCTGATGGTTTTTCTGACTATCCTGGCGATTATCTCCAGACAGACGCAATGTTTACTTACGGAAATTACAATAGAATAAGAGCGGTTCAGCAGGACTCGCTCTATTCTTATTATAACTCAGTTATAGATCCTATAGCTAGCAACCCAATTTATATTCTAGAAGATTTAGGATTTAGGTTTTTCCCAGAAGATATTAATGAAGCTAAATTAAGCTATGTAAGAAACCCTCCAAATATGGAATGGGCTTACACATTAGATGGTAATGGAATACCAGTATATGATCCCATAAACAGCGTACAACCCGTTTGGGACGATGCATCAATTCTTGAAATTATCGTTAGAGCATTAGCTATAATTGGTGTAAATTTACAATTGAATACGGTAATGCAATATTCTATGGATATTAAAAATCAAGGTCAATAATGGCAAAAGCTACTGCAAATTCACAAAAACTTACATTTGGCAAAAGAAAAGGAGGGAAAGCACAAAAAAGTAAAGGACCAAAAGATAAGCTAGTATCTAAATATCGTGGGCAAGGAAAATAAAAAATAAAATGACTAGAAAACATCTTATAGAGCAAATAATCCGTCAAGTTTACGGGACACAACCCACAGACGACAGTACTATTACGCCAGGATTAGTCAATCAATTAATAAACCAAGGGATAGGCATAGCAGTTAAACAGAATTATAAAGACGCAGTTCAATTAGATGGGGTTGGTTATATCAACAATAGCTTTTATTCTACGTTTAAAGGACTTGCAATTACTCAAGAAGAAAATTTTATATGGAAGCTAACATTACCTCAAGTTCCATTGGCAATTGGTAAGAATGAAGGGCTTTCTAATTTACAAATAAAAAATAGCGCAGGCGAAATATCTAAGCCTGTAATTTTACTTTCACAAAATCAAGTTACTTATTTTCAATCTCTTCAACAGCCAACGGGTAAGATATTGGCGGCTCAAAATGGAGATATAGTAAGAATTTACAGTACTTTAATTCTGAATCAATATACAGCAACAGCTACGATAGTTTCTGGAGGCGATAGCAGCGATTTGTCAAGCACATTGAATGTGCCAGATGATTATGTGCCTATTATTGTAGACTATGTTGTTAAGTCGCTTATTGCGGCTAGAGCGCAAATACAAGATTCAGCTAACGATGGAAACGACAAAGTTTAACACATATGAAACCAATTAAAAATCAGATTTTATTTAAACCAATTAATGACAACAAAGTAACTCAAGGTGGCTTATTTTTACCAGAAAGTTATTTGAAAGATTCTGACAAAGGATTGATTGTAGAAGTAGGGCCTGGGACAAAAGAAAGGCCAATGAGATTACAAAAGGGTATGACTGCATTTAGAGTGCATGAGTGGGGAACTTTAGTAGAAAAAGATGGAGAATCTTTTTATTTAATGGATGATAGTGCTATTTTAGCAACACTTTAAAACTTATGCAAAATGAGCAATACGCACCAACAATATGTATCGTTAGATACTGTGGTGAATTTATATCTAGACCGTTCAGAACAAAGCGCACACAAATATTACAAATGTTGGCAGCTAGCATTCTCTGGTATGGAGGAAATGGGGCTTGACTTTTTTTATCAAATCAAATCAGTCAAACTCCCAGTACTTTCTAATCTTACCGTTTCTCTTCCTGACGATTATCTTAATTATTCAAAAGTAGGTGTATTAAATAGTGTAGGCGAAATAATCCCAATGGGATATAATAGCAATCTAACTACATATGCTGATTTGCAGCCTAATAGATTAAGTCAAACTCAAGACAATACCATTATAGATATAATTCAATTTAATACTCCAATATGGTATAATTACTGGAATAATGGTGCATTTTCTACGTTGTATGGGATTCCATCGGGATCACCATTCATAGGTAGCTTTAAGATAGATAATCACAACGGAGTTTTACTTTTAAGTGAAAATTTTGGATATGATTATATAATGCTTGAATATGTAGCTACACCAAAACAAGGTGAAGAATATTATATTCCTATTCAATTCAAGACTGCTTTAATGTGGTACATAGCTTATAATGATATAGCTATGCTTCCCAATAGCCGTAAAGGAACTTTGGGGGATAAGGAACAAAGAAGAAGGCAATATCATAATGAAAGAAGAATAGCTAATGCAAGATATCGCCCAGTTGATTTGGAATCTGCTTATCAATGGAGTCAAGAGTCGACTCGCCTCACCGTAAAAATATAACAAGTGATAGAAGTAAGAACGTTTGGTGGCAAAATGAATTATGACGACAATCCTTACAGATTGCCCAAAGGAGACTATTCTGATGCCCTTAATATAACAAGAGATGCTCAAAGTGATAATCAAGATGAAGTAGTGTCTAATATATTAGGCAACTTAAATGTTCCAAGCCCAGGTACTGATTTGCAATATACTATTACTACAAATGTATTTGCGCACACATCTATAAATGACATTTTATTTATTGGAACTGCTTTTTATGGAGCAAACATAGAGATACTAGTAAGAGAAGTTTCTACAGGCAATTTTGTTTTGCTTACATCCTATGTAGCATCATCTACAGACAACATAACTGATATAGTAAATGGATTGATTGCTAATCAAACTGGCTTACCATATACTTTAGCCTATGCATCAGTAGCCCCAGATACACTAGAAGTAACTTATGATACAGATCCGGTATATGGATATTCTGATCTTATAATGACTGTAACGGGTTATCATTATGGGGGTGTTTCAAAAACAATAGGTAATTACGCGGATAAGGTTAGAAATAGACAATACTTTTTTAATTGGAATGACGAAGGATATAATAGAATAAGTTATTATGATGGCACAACTAATTCAACGGTTGTTGTCATGGAAGATTTAACCGATACGGATAACGTAGGCGTTCTTAACTTTGACCCATCTTATAGAATAAATCACATAGATATTATCTATAGAGATGAAGATGGAGATTTACTTTTTTGGACTGATGGATTAAATCCACCATCTAAAATAAATGTAAAAACAGCTACAATCGGAGCATATGGTATAATACAAAGAAGTTATATAGATGTAGCCAAAGAACCACCATCTACTCCGCCATATTGCGTATATCAAGATAACGCAAGCGTAACAGTTAATAACTTAAACAATAAGCAATTTAAGTTTAAATATAGATATGTATTTGATGATTTAGAAAAAAGTGTAACATCTGCTCAATGCGAAGTTCCTATCCCCAAGGATTATATGAACCAAACAACGGCAACAGATCCAACTAAAAATTCAAGTATTTTTATATTAATGGATTCTGGTGCTGAGAATGTAACTAAAATAGAAATTTTAGGTGCAGAAAGTTTAGGAGAAACTTATTCAGATTTCTTTTTAGTCGCAGTTTTAGATAAGTCTGAATTGGGTATTTTAAGTAATAATACTGCTCAGTTTAAATTTTATAATGATCAAGCATATAACTTAATACCCATTATTGAAAGCATACAGCCATTTGATAATGTACCTCAAAAAGCATTTGCTCAATCTTTGCCCAATGGTAACGTATTAGATTATGGAGCAATTACCGAAAATTATGATTTAATAATACCCGACTATCAAACTACGGTATTAAATAATAATTTACTTTCTTCAAGAATAAATCAAACAGCCTTAGTTAGGGTATATCATGTTACACAACCAATTGATGCCTTAAAAATAGTTATAGCTGGTAATCCATCAGTAGGTGATATTTATACTATAAACTATACATTAAATGGGTCTCCGCAAACAGCAGTAATAACATCAAGTGGCAGTACCCCAACCACATTAAAATCAGATGTATTTACTTATTTTACTGGATTAGGATATTCGGTAAGCAATGATTCTGATGGAAATCAAATAGTGAGCGCATCTCCAGATATATTGGATGTAAATCTACCTACAAGCGTAGTACCAGCCCTTTTAACCCAAAGCAAAGATTCCCAATTTGCATATGATTGGTTTTCAAGATACGCATATGGTGTTGTTTATTTTGATGAAAAGGGAAGGACAAATGGAGTGATAACTTCAATTCAAAGCCCTATTCAGACACAGCAATACGATGAATTAAATTCCACAGTAGGACAACCAGTTTATTTGCCTATTCAACAATTAGAAATTAATAGCAGGCCACCAATATGGGCTTCTTATTTTGAAATAGTAAGAACAAAAAATCTCACTAAATCTAATTTTTTATATTGGGTAAGCTATAGAACTTATAAAGACGCTATCCCCAACCAGTTAGGCAATCAATATGCCTATATATCTATAAGCAATTTAACCAATTACCTCATTGACAATCCAAGCATAAAAACGCTTGGATATGAATTTACGCCTGGAGATAGAATTAGATTTGTTAAGTTATACAATGGATTGGGGGCAACTGCTCAAAAATATGGATATTTAGATAATAGAGATTATCAAATAGTAGAATCGGTTATAAATCCTAAAATAAATGGCGTAGAAATAGTAGGTCAAGTAATAAAAATATTATTGCCAAATAACTTAAATTCATCTTCTTTTGATTTTGGAACTGGATTTGAAAATTATTTAATTGAATTATACACTCCTGCAATAAGCCTATCAAATGATAATAACTTATACTACGAATTTGGACAAAAATATAATATAGGTAATTCTGGAACAACATTGGCTTATCATGAAGGAATGATTCAGAATCAAGATGATAGTCTTACTCAACCAGCTTTATATAATTTATATAAAGGCGATAGTTATTTTAAGTATAGGTCATTTCCAAGAGAAGGTTCTATGAGGTGGAAATCAGAAGCTTTTACAGGTAATAATCCATATTCATTAAATAGTACATTATATTCTAATACTAATACAAATACGGATATTACTCCTCAAAATACAATTTCTTTGGTGGTTAGTGGCCAAGCGCCTACGGGATCATATAATGCATTAGTTATTAACTCAACAAAAGTATTTACCTTTTTTATAAAAGGGACAGCGGTAGTAGTGCCAAGCGTAAATTTAAGCACAATGGCATTTTATGCAGCAACAAATACTCCTTTGCCTTCAGTAAATCAAACTTATTTTTATAGTGGCCCATTAATAGCAGGAGTTGAAACTACCATAACATATAGTATTGAAATTACAAATATATTAGGGAATACTCAATTATATCATGGATTAAGCAACCCTCCTTTTAATAATGCTTTTTTTCAAGGCACTATAAAATCATGGGATTTTGAAATAACAATAAATAATAGCATACTTCAAGGTATTATTGATACTAACTTTTCTGATACATATGATAGCGGAGCTTCTCCAAATGGTAGAGCTTGGAAATATGATCCTAATGCTAAACAAAGTTTCAACCCAACGCTTATAAGATTCGGTGGTGAATTTCAAATTGGTACAACTATAAATGATGTAAATAGATTTTATGAAGAGAACTTTGATGTTTATGATAGAAGCCGTGGATCTATTCAAAAAATGTTTATTGAGGGTAGGAATCAATATGTTTTTCAGCAATTTGATGTAGGAGTAGTAACGGTATTGACGCAAATAGTAAGAGATACTGCCGGGAATCCATTGTCGGCTCAAAGCGATAAGCTACTTAATAAAATAGTATATCCTTACATAGGTGGATATGGTATAGGTAATGTACCAGAAAGCTTTGCATATGGTAAGCACGCTAAATTCTTTGTAGATAATAATAAAGGAGTAGTTTGTAGATTAAGTACAGATGGTATTACGCCTATTTCTATCTTGTATAAGATGAATGCCTTTTTTGTACCATTACTAGCAAATTATAACAGCAACTTAAATACAACAATTCCCGAAACGGGAACTCCAACAGTATATGGCGCTTATGATGCATTTACTAATAAGTATATAATTTGTATGTCTGAAATAGACAGAGACGATTTAAGTCAAAGTCCATATACTATAGCATTTTTAGATTCAAGAGATTATAAAGAAGGGTTTGAATCTTTTTATAGTTATTATCCAGAAAATATAGGAGCATTAAACAATCTCCTTTTGACCTTTAAAGACGGAGATGTTTGGACTCAAGATAATCCAATACATTGTAACTTTTATGGTACTGATTATGATGTTTATATTGATACCGTATTTAATGATGCCCCACTAGACAAAAAAACTTATTTGGCAATAATGCAGACAAGTAATGTCTTATGGCATTGCCCATCTATAATATCTCAAGCAACAACAGGAGGTTCTCCGCAGTCAACTTATATTGTAGGCGCAAGATTTAGCTTATTAGAAGGGCAGTATAATGCCGCCATTCCTAGAGATGTAAATAGTCCAGGTGGATTAATAAATGGCTATACAATGAAAGGTAATTATCTAAAAGTTAGATTCCAAACCTCAAATGGTAATGGATTGTATTATCTGAATAGTGTATCTTTGAAATATATTAATTCACCGCTAAATGTACGTTAAATAGATGTTGCCGTTTAATATATATATGCAACCGCCAAATGTACTTCTTCAGCCGATTTATAGCGGATTGAATTTATTTTTGGCTAACAATATAGGCGCTTGGGCAACAGTAGTGCAAGTAAATCCTAATACATTAAATGTAGTTGAAGGCAATGTTGTATTTTACAACCCACAAGATGTGCCTATTATTTATTCTAGTGATACTAATCAATTTTATAACATTATAAATGAAGATAGAATCCTTTTTGTAGAAGGAGGAGTGCCATTGCCACCATGATAACAATTAAAAAAATAAGTATTAATGAGTTGCCAAACTTGGTAGCTATGTCTTATGAAGGCGATTCAGACCTATTGCATAAGTACTACCATATTAGATTAGGTTTTCAAGATATGATAAATACTACTTTAGTATATATTTATCAGATGTCTAGCATGAAGAAGGTAAATTGCTACAAAGTTATTTATCAAAAAAAGCCTATAGGATATTTTGTTACATTTGATGATAATTTCCTATATTCATTTGCGATTAACAAAAAGTACAGAAAGAAAGATATTTTGACTAAATGGTGGGAAAAAGTACAGAAAGAATTAGGAGAAACATTTTATTGTGGATTGTACGAGTGCAATGATAGGGCAATAAAGTTTTTGGAAAAGAATAGGATGAAAATAATTGATACTGACGAACAATATAAGACAGTTACCTTGGTAAATTATTAATATGGATGAAGTATTGGGTATAGAAAAAACTATGGATGAAAAAATAGATGAATTGGAAGCCGCTATGGCCGAAAATTTAGAGCCAGTAGTTTGCCCTTTAAATCATAGATTTACAAATGGGTTGTATGTTAGAGAAATATTTATGCCTGCTGGATCTTTGATAACAAGCAAAATACATAAAACTCAACATCAATATTTTGTTTTAAAGGGGTCAGTTTCAGTTTGGATAGATGAGGGGGAGGAGATTTTTATAGAAGCTCCATATATAGGTACAACAGAACCAGGTACTAGAAGAGTTTTGTATGTGTGGGAGGATTGCATTTGGGCTACCGCGCATCCTAATCCAGATAATGAAAATTTGGAGCAAATAGAAGAAAGGATAATCGAGAAAAGAGATAATAAATTGATTGATAGTGATTTGAAAGAAATTATAAGACAAATAAATTATTCACAAAGTAAAACAGAAAGCTTATGAGCTGGGTATCATTAGCAGTAGGAGCTGGTACTGCCGCATATCAAATAATAGGTGGTGCAATAAAAAAGAAAAAAGAACAAAAGGCATTTGAAGAGATGTCTAAAAAGCAACCTAAGTTTGAAGGTAGCCCAGAATTAGACCAATACTATCAGCAAAATCTTCAACAGGCAATGACCCCTGCTCAAGATAGTGCATTATATAAACAACAACAACAGCAAATAGGTAGAAGTATGGCTCAGGGATTAGCAGGAAGTAATGTAGCTAGGGGTGGGCAGTCTTTAGTATCTAAATTAACCCAAGGCGCTACCGATGCATCTATGAGAGCAACTGCTGCCGCAGAACAACAGAAAGAGCAAAGAATGGCTAGATTAGGTAGTATAGTTGGAATGAAAGCTGCTGAAGGGCAAAGAAAGTTTGATATAAATCAAATGAAACCTTGGGAATTACAAACTAATATTTTGGGAGCTAAGGCGGCTGGTGCGGCACAACAAGAAAGAGCTGGATGGCAAAATTTATCTAATTTAGCAATGGGTGGAGCGCAGCTTGCTGCTTATAAAAGTATGTATGGTAAAAATGGCGGAGGTGATAATAATCAATATGAAACCGGAGGGAATTTAGGAACTGACGAATCGGGCAATCCAATGACTTATAGAAAGGGGTATGGTAAGCCAGGTATCTTGAATTATTAATTGAAATAAGAATAAATTTTTAGAAATGGTAAACATTCCTGCTGGATTATATACTGAAGGAGTTTTTAGTATAAATGCTGCTCCAGCCATAAACATATATGCTAAACTAATGGCTCAACAAGAAGCTAAAAGAGCCACATTAGATAAGTATTTTAGTACTTTAGGAGATAAAGCTACTGATACTGGAATGAGAGCAGATAAAGAAGGGCCTGCATTTTATCAAGCAATTCAGAATTATAAAGATTTTTATACCAAGAATAAAGAAGCTCTGACAAGTGGAAGAAGGCCTGATTTAGAAATACAAGCACAGGAGTTAGCTAAATTTCCAAGTAAAATAGCAGCGGAAAGTAGAGAAGCCTTAGCTACCGCAAAAACAGCGGCCCAAGTTAGTGCAAGTAATCCAGATGCATTTGCAAGATGGACTGATGAAACTACAGGAATAGATAAAGGTACAGGACAAGCCAAATTGGATGAATATGGCAATCCTACAGGATTAAATGCTCATAATCAGCCAATATATTCAGTAGCTCCAAATGGAGCGGTAATTAAAAATCCTAAGTTTAAGCATTTTGATTTAAGTCAAGTACAAGTCAATCCACAAGAAGTTGACTTAGCTAAAGAATGGGAAGAAGCATCTAAGGGCGTTCCTAAAAGCTCAGTAGAAACTTATGAGCCAAGTACAGAGCCTTTTTCTAAAACAAAAATAACCACAACTGAAATAGCTCCAGAAGGTTATCAACAAATAGCTTCAAAGGCAAATGCAAGATGGAGTAGAGGCGCAGAGTTTACCATGCATAAACAAATGCCATTAGAAAAGTTGAATGAAAATGAACTTACTGATTTGAATAACTATTATAAAAAAGCATTCCCAGATAAAGATATAAGTAGTGATAAGGATTTATTCATAGCCAACGCAATCAAAATGGCTGATGCCGAAGGGGTAAAAAGAGAAAAAGAATTTGATAGAGTTGCATATGATGCATTCCTTGATAAGAAAAGAGAGGAATCGCAAAAAAGAATGGAGGTATTTAAGAAAAGCTTGTCTAAGGATGATCAAATTAACATAGCTAATGTAGAAACTGCGCTCGATGTAATACCAGATGGTGATTATAAAACAACTAAAAATAAAGATGTATATAGAAGGAATGGCCAATGGGTAAATGCAGACGGAACTCCTTACTCATCAACAAAAGACGACCAAGTTAGAATAGTAGGCAAACAAATCCCAGTACGCATTAAGAATGCTTATCCCACAGGAACTAAACCATTGATAGTACAATACCTAGATCTAGATGTAACAAATGGTACTACTCAATCCGCAGCTAACCCATTTATGGGCTTTATGTCAAGAAATGATTTATTGCAAGAGGAATTAAAGAAAGCAGGAGTTAAATCAACTATAAATCAAATAATTCCTAAAAAGAGTACTGAAAAAGTAACTATTAAAACCCCAGCCGGTAAAGCAACAACTAACTTAGGATTTTAATAAAAAATAAAAATGCCAAACGAAATCAATCCAACAGAAATAGATCAACCAGAAGTTACAGAAACAACAACTGAAACTACTATAGAGCCTATTTACAAACACAAAGATGGTCGCATATTTACAAAAAGCCAATTTTTGAGTGAAGGGGTAACTGAGGATAGAATTAGTACAGGATTATCAAAAGGATTGATATCGCAAATAGGCGATACTGAAGATCCTGAACAACAATTTAAGCATAAAGATGGTAGGATTTTTTCGGTAAAAGATTTTGCAGGCCAAGGAGTTGGAGCAGATAGAATTGCCAACGGACTAAAAATGGGTTTAATTACCCCTATTGAAAAAAAAAATCAAATCGAATCTACTCAGCAATATCAAGAGCCTGTTACTGGCTCTCAGGCTGGCGTATCAGAATATACAACAAACATACCTCAAGTTGATATAGCAACTGAAACTGAAGAAACCCCACCTCCAGCCCAAGTAGGCCCATTACCAATCCCAGAAGGATATGATGCAATAAGCAAGGCAATGGAATCTTTTGATTTGAAGAATCGGAAGAAAAGCAAAATGACTACTAGCAAAAATGTCATGGGGCAGGATATTACTACAATCACAGAAGAACCAGATGAAGAAGCAATAGGACAATCAAAAAAAGTAGACGAAGAGCTAAAGAGTTACGGAATAGAAGCTAATGAACTTTATAATAAGGTAAAAGACCTCCCAGAAGATGTTTATAACATCCAGGTTAAAAAATCAGACGGAACTGTTTATAATAAGTATTCTAAAGAGAATCTTACTAAAATGGCAGTTGAATCTCCAGTAAGTTTTGATTATGCCGTAAATACATTTAAAAACAGATTTGCGCTTAAGAATGCAGCAAAAAAGCTTACAGAAGAAGGTACGCCAACGGATGCAGTTTATTTGAGCGAATTATATAACTCATTGAATCAAGCTCCTACATTTGATCAATTAGAGCAAAATTTCATAAAACAACAAGAACTTATCAATACATATCTTCCTACAATGGAAGAAAGAAGAGCTGCATTAAATAGAGCAAAGGATAATGCAGCTATGTTCATTACTCCCAATAATTTAGATGTTCAAAAAGCATACGATCAATCTCCTTTGAAAGGTAAAGTTGATATTAATCAGTTTTCTGCATTGGAAGTTATGAGATTATACGAACCTGAAAAATATAAACAAACAATAGATTATATAGAAACTCCAACTCCAGTCAGTATAGGTAGAGGCGCTGAAGCATTAGAAGGTATGAAATTGGGAGAAAAGGGCGAAACGACAACTTCTGTTTTTGCTAGATTAGGCAAAGAGAAAATATTGAAAAAGTTATCTGATGAAGGTAGGAATTATTCAATGTTAGACTTACAAAGACAAAATGAAAAATTAATAGACGCAAGCAAAAATGCTACATCACAAGAACAACTTGATAGCATCAAACAACAATATGATGATAATAATGCATTAATTCAAGGTATTAGATATGATTTTAGCCAGGATAAAAATAAATATCCTTTACTAAATACCATGCAATATCAGACAAGAGTAAAAGATTATTTGGATCAATCTGGTATGAATGCACTTGAATATGGCGTTACGAAATTTGGGCTATCGTTAAGCAAAACAGGAAAGTCTTTATCTAATTTATTAATATCAGCATTACCAGAAAATGAAGTTACAAAAAGAATTAGGTTGTCTGAAATAGGCGAAAGAGATTTTGAGAATTTTGCTATGTATATGCCCGAAAAATATCAAGGTAAAAATCCTGATTTTTTATTTCAATATAGCCCATCATTAAAACAAAAATTAGATGATATAACAAAGGGGAAAGATTATTCAGATTTGACAGATAGCGAAAAGAATAAAATGACGCAAGTCATGATGGATAATCAAGACCAAATTAAAACAATCACAAATCCAAAAGCGGGTAAAGACAAGAATTTTTTCAGTTTAGCTACATTATATTCAAATACTGGAATGCTTGGCGATATAGCTTCTTTTGCAGCTCAAGCTGGTATTTTAAAGGGAGTGGGAGTAGCTAGTGATGCAATGGCATCGGCTATACCAATGTGGACTACATCTCAAGATGATTTTTATAAAGAAGGGCTTGAAATAGGAGTTCAAGATCCCAATAGTTATGCATTTACAAATGCAAGTATTATGTTTTTAGCAGGATTGATAAATCCTAGTTTGAAAATAGTAAAAAGAGCTGTTGGCGTTAATTCGGCAGCAGGCAAAATGTTGGCTGGAGTTTCTGAAAAAACATGGAATGATGTAGTAAATAAAAATAGTCAATTACTTACAAGAATTAAAAATTCAGTAAGCCATACTGTTAAAGAAGCGGGTGGTATGGCAGCAACATTTGGCGCAGGTACTTCTATTGCAAGCGATGTTATTAATAGAGAAATGTATGGTCAAAATATAAGTAATGACCAAATATTAGACAATGCTTTTGAATCAGTTAAACATATTCTTACAAGTTCTGCTGGGCTATTAACTATTGGAGCGATTACTAATTTTAAGGGCGCATCTATGGTAGAAAAGTCTGCATTATGGCAATTATCAGACAATAAGGCTATGAATTTAGCTGCAATAGAAGA